AGAATAAGAATAAGAATAAGAATAAGAATAAGAATAAGAATAAGAATAAGAATAAGAATAAAGACATATGTTGGCAAAGTGCCGATGGTAAACAGCAGATTGGAAAATTTTTAAAATTTCTTTGTCGGGGTAGACATCCCGGGATCGCCTCCCTACATTTAATTGACCGGACGAAAGGTCTGGTTGGTTGGGCCGAGTTGGCCTAGCTGGTTATCACGAACGATAAGGAACCGTTATCATGGCACACGAAATAGATATGACCGCAGGTTACGCAGCTGCCGCCTTTGCTCGCACTCCTGCGTGGCACCAGTTGGGCAAGGTAATGCCCGACCACATGACCGCAGACGAGGCGTTGGACGCTGCGGGGCTGGATTGGAATGTGAGCCTCCGCCCTGTGTACCGAACCAACAGGAACGGCGATCTCCAGCTGATCGAAGACCGCCGTTGCGTTGTTCGGGATGACACCGACGCAGAACTGGGCCTCGTGTCGGACAAGTGGGTACCGAGCCAGAACTACGAACAGGTCGATTTCATTGATGCCCTTATCGGCGAAGGGGCGAAAATCGAGTCTGCTGGCAGTTTGCGTGGCGGGAAGCGGGTCTGGTTCCTTGTGGATCTCAAGGCCACATTTGAACCGGTCAAGGGTGACCCCGTGGAGAATTACCTGCTGTTGCTAAACGGCCACGATGGTATGACCTGCCTTCAGGCCATCGGCACAGGTGTCCGGGTTGTGTGTGCCAACACACTGGCCCTTGCCATGGAGAACGCCGAGAAGAAGTTCGGCCGCTATGTGCGTCTACGCCACAACGGCAAGCTGGAGGAGAATGTCCAGCTGGCCAAACAAACCCTGCACATGCTGCGTGGGCAGGCCGAGTTCACGGCCCTACAGGCGAACTACCTTGCAAAGAAGAAAATGGACAGGGAGAAACTGTCCCACTTCTTTGCCGAGCAGGTCGCAGCCATGCAGTTCCCGAAGGAGCGTTCCGAACTAATCCTTGCCCAAATGGCAGAGGGTTTGGAGCTGGAAACCAACAGCCTACCCGGTATGCGTGGCACGGCGTGGCAGGCTTTCAACGTGTTCTCCGAGTGGGTAGATCACAGCCCCCGCAAAATGTCCAACAGTGTTCGGATGGAATCTGTGTGGTCTGGTGAGGGCTCGAAGCAGAAGGTTAAGGCGTGGGAGGCACTCATGGCGGTGTAATGGTTGGAACACTACCCGGGGGCAACACGCTCCCGGGTTTTGTTGGTGGTGAGATATGAAAAATTTTTCATGGTTGACCCCACGATGGGTAGGGCCTAATATACAGGTGTTGGGGGGAGTTCCCCCGGCAGGAACGAACGAAAGAATGAAGGAGTGAGAGAAATGAACACAGCGGAAATTCAGCCCGTTAACGACCTCGTGGTTGCAATCGGTAAGGCTCGTAGAGTGTATGTTTGGAGCAACTGGATGGAAGGTGATGGGTGCTATTTTAAGGTGAGCAAAGCCGAAGCCCTTGCTGTGGTGGGGAGCGATATGTTTGCTGGTAAGGGGGCACGGTTTTATGTGAACGAGTGTGGGGAACTGCACATCGGTTAAAAATGAAAAATAACAGGCCCGGTTGACACCAGTTGTGACCGGGCCTAGTATACAGGTGTCGGGTGAGTTACCCGGCAGGAACGAACGAACGAATGAAGGAGTTACCCATGTACGCCAACGCTGAACTCGTGAACCGTGAACTGATGAAAACCAAAAACGCCCTGCGTGCCCTAATCGTGGAGGTTGCGCAATCTACCGATCTTGAATTCGTGGTACACACTGCGACCCGGGTCGCCGATACGCTCGAGCTTTCCTTCGGGGTCTGGTTGGCTGCGGAGTATGGGTACAAGGGGTTGGAGATCGCACACGACATGCGTGAGACGATGCGTGGTGCTGTGATCACCATACTGGAGAACGAGAAGCGGGTGGGGCGGCAGGCAAAGCTGAACGCCCGTGCTGAGCGGTTGATGAAGCTCTACGGTGACACAAGCGTGCGTTTGTACGAACTCACCTGCGACTTCTACAAAAGGCACCAGCAGGCTCTCACGGCCTAATGAGAACCACCCGATGCCCTGCCGGGGAATGCAGGGCGTTTTTTGGAACGAACGAGGAGTGAGTTATGAAGGACGTTTGTGGTGAGCAGTTCTGTAGGACGAGGCACGGTGGGCTCCACGACCGTGGTAGTGCGGATGCCTATTACAGTCGCCCCGCCCAACCACACTGGTGGCCCTCCGGTACTGGGTTCGGGGAGAAGGTTACAGACCTCACCCCGGAGGAGGTTGCTGAGTACCTGATCGGGTACGCCAGCATACAAGACCTCAAGGAGTGGGACTGCGAGTAATTTCACACGAAAGAAGGAGGCGAACATGTCTGGAGCTACACCGAAGTCTGTGCGAGCCGAACTGAAGAGGCGGGGCCTGCCGTACACGATCCACAAGGATGGCGGGTGTTGGTATGTGTGGGGGCCGGGCTGCGAGTCGTGGTTTACCACAAGCTTAAGCACCTACAGGTTTGATGGTGCGACATCTGGGTTCTGGGTGGACTGGATCGAGGACATGGCGAAAGAAGAGGAGGAACGGCAATGTGGCGAGTGACTCTTGTTTTGGATTCCAAACGAACCGACTGCGGACTATTCACAGACCGTGACGATGCCATGAAGGTGGCTCGGGTTGAGATGGATGCTGCGAAGTCCCGGCTGTCTGGTGCGGGCTGTGTAACGCCCGGTTTCCTTGCTGTCACCGTCGTGAAGGAGCCTGTCGATGCGACGCTGTGAAATGTGGAACAGCCCCCACACGATTTCCTTCTATTCGGAGAAAGTGAGTGTGGAATGGTTGCCGACTGGCGAGGGCGACAATGTCAAGTTGACCGTGCGGTACAGCCCGGAGGTGGCGGACGTTTTGTTCGTGTCCAATCCTGCGGGCGGGGCGTTTGTGGTCATGCAGGGCCTTGATGAACCTATGGTTGACCGTTGGCTCAAACCGGACGGGTTGCCGTGGGCTGTGTGCATTGCGGACTGCACTTCAACTCTCGGGTTCGCAAAGCGGGTAGTCCGCTCTGTGGCCCGGTTTTATGCGAGGTACGCAACGGGTGCGAACCTTGCAAGGCTTCTACGGTTCTCACCGGAGAAGTATGACCTGTTCGTGAGTTTGATTGAGGAGGAAGAGAATGAGCAGCTTGTTTGACCTGACGGCAGAACTGCGACATTTGGAAGCACTGGTGTCCAGTATGTCGCCAGACGGGGAGTTGCCCGAGGATGTAGTCCGTTGGTTGGATGACACCGAAGGGAACTATGCCCAGAAGGTGGAAGGGTACTGTGGCGTGATCGGCGAGCTTGAGGCCCTTGCGAAGGCACGGGAGGAGGAGGCTAGTCGTGTGCGTGAACTGGCACGGTTAACGGCCATGCAGGTTGAGCGGATGCGGGAGGCTCTCAAGCAGTCTTTACTGAAACTGGATCGTCCGAAGGTGGAGACGCTGCGATATAAGGTCTGGGTGCAGGCCGCTGGTGGCAAGCAACCCATGGCCGTGAACGAGTGCTTTGTGCCGCACGACTGGAAGAGAGTTGAATTGGTCACCGACAAGGAGAGAATTCGTACAGCCCTTGAGGGTGGGCAGGCGTTGGATTTTGCGGAGCTTCTGCCCCGTGGTCACACACTGAGGATCAAGTAATGAACTGGAACAGCAGTTGGTTCTACAGCGATCTAGAGGCCGAGTGGGAAGAGTTTTTGCGTCTCGCACAGGAGACAAACGACTTTGAGGAGGATTTCGCATGTTCAGATTGAGAGGAGGTTTACAGATACAGCGAGCCTCGGGGGATGGATTCTACATCCTGTTTCCGAACGGTCGCAGAATTAACTTCATGCTGTCCGGCTTCGGCTTTGTGGAAGGCGATGCTGTGGTGGACGTGACCGAGGTTGGTGTCGCATCTCAGGTAATGCAGATGCGAGAGGGAGACGAGTTCACCTTTGGGGGTGAACCCGAGGCCGTGGTGGCCGTGGACTGGGTGCATGGCGGACGGGCGCAGTTTCGGGTGATCGCCCCGCACAGTGTGGTTGTTCGTCGGAACGAGGTTGGTTAAACGAGTTGAACGAAACGAAAGGAAGAAGTGAAATGAGTGCTTCAGAGAATACGGATGGCGGGATTGGCCGAGCCGAGTTGGCCCTAATTCAGGGCGACCTGTCGAAGCTGACCGAGGCGGAGCGTCTGTCGTACTACCGGACTGTCTGCACCAGTGTGGGGCTGAACCCGGCGACAAAGCCTCTGGGCTATATCGCCTTTCAAGGGAAGCTCGTCCTCTACGCCACAAGGAACTGCACAGACCAGTTGCGTCAGTTGCACGGCGTGACGCTGGTGTCGCACGAGATACGGGAGGCAGAAGGCGTTCTTTTTGCCACGGTGTCCATGCGTGACCGGTCTGGGCGAACCGACACCGACATCGGTGCGGTGCCAATCAAGGGCGTGACAGGCGAGCCGTTGGCCAACGCCTACATGCGGTGTCTAACAAAGGCGAAGCGTCGCTGCACACTTTCGTTGTGTGGGCTCTCTATGTTGGACGAGACGGAGATGGACACCATTTCCGGGGCTCGCATCGTGGACGAGCCTGCACCACAGGCACCACAGGCACTACAGGCGAAGGCTCTGGTTCAGCCGAAGTCTGATGAACCGGTTGAGAAGAAACTGGTCGCCAACGCCCAGCGTCGGGATCATCTCTTAAGCGAGTTCACCATGCTGTTTAATAGTGCAAAGAACTTCGGTCGCCTGCCAGCCGACTGGCAACAGTACATTCGCTCCGCCTTCGGTGTCACTACCCTGCGTGAGTCGAGTGTGGATCAGTTGGGGCATTTGATCGACTGGGTTGCCCCGTATGCCCGTGAGGACGAGGAGCCCTTTACCGAACCGGATCGGGAGTAGTGTTCGTGAACCCGGCCGTGCTGTGCGACCGGGTTCGTTTTGTTTTGGTGATGTCTTTATGGAGATTGAATCGTGGAAGATTTCTTTGCTGCGTTTGATGGAAAGAAGCCCGAACCCGTGGCCAAATCCCTGCGGGAATCCGACCTACCGGATGGCATGGTCGTGTGTGAGGTGGTGAGTCTTGCCCCAGTGTTCGTTGACAAGGTTGGGGCTCATGCACTGCGTTGGGAGTTAATCGTACGCCACGGTGAGTTCGATGGGAAAAAGCTACAGGCATCCGCCTTGATGGCTGGCTGGCGTATTGATCAGGTCTGCGGTGGTCTTGCCAATATCGGCTGCAAGGGCGAACTCGTGACCGACATCGTGCGAGACGCAATGGAGGTACTGCCCGGGCAGGTTGTCCGGTTCCGCAAGACCTCCACCACCAGTCCGAAAACAGGGAAGACTTATCACGACCTCCATCCCGTGGGTATTGTCTCCGGGGAGAGTCTTCCGTTCTGATGGTTGTCACGAACCCGGGGGAACCTATCTCCCGGGTTGTGTGGCGTAGCGTAGCGTAGCGTAGCGGGGGTGGCCGATGGGCGACGAAGAGTTTCAGGCGATAGCCGACGAGCTGCGGGAGTTTGCGTCACAGGATCACACCTTCCCGATTATGAGTATGATCCTTGACCTCGTTGAACACGCCGAAAATCTACGGGACATGGTTGCTGAACTGGCAACCGGCCTCGATGATTACGAACTTCTGACAATGGTGGACGACCTACTGGGATAAGGGGGCAGGGATGAACCGGGTGAAGTTGTCTGAGATTCGGGAGAGGTTCTGTAGCGGTAGTCCGTATTCCATTTTGGATACGGGGGCCCTCATTGAGTATGTGGACGAACTACACGCAGCGATCCGGTCGCACAGGGCGGAGGTGGTGCGGATGGTTGGCACAGCCAATGTGGGGATGGTTCACAAGCTGTTGTGGGCATATGCGGATGAGTATGCCCGAGTAGGCGACTAAAGAAGGAGTCTAAGAATGAGTGAGCTGGAAAACCTGCGAGTGCAGAACGCTAGGTTGATTGCGAATTCGGATCAGATGTTAACGCACCTCCGGGAGGGGGTGAAACTGATGGACGAACTCAAGGTCGGCATAGTGGAGATATTGACGGCGGTGAACACACACGCCGTAGCGAACAAGCGACCGCTCAAGCGTGACCGGGAACTGTACTCGGTTCTCAAGGATTGGATGAACCGATGGCCACTGGAGGAGGAGACAGATGCTGACACTTCCAATTGAGCCAGAGGAGGTAGAGATTGCAAGGGACGAGGCGAAGAGGATGGGGCCACTGCGGGGGACGATAGTTGGCGTGCCGGGGAACTTTGCTGGTGTGATCGGGGAACTTGCGGTTGCACGGGTTCTCGGCTATCTCGGAGCTAGGCGGGACAATTCTTACGAGCATGACATCACGGTTGCCGGTTGGCGATTTGATGTGAAGACGAAACGTCGGTCTGGAAAGCCTGCGACCGATTTCGTTGGCACCGTACCCGTGCGTCAAGTTCAGGATTGCCACGGCTACATCTTCACCAGTGTGGAGATGGACAGAAAGGAAAACCCTGTGTCAGTTACCATCTGTGGGTGGCAGCGTAAAGACCGTTTCCTCTTTCTGTCGGAGGTGATCGAGGCTGGTGTTATGGATCCTTCCAACGGTTGGGTTTGCAAGGAGTCGTGCCGAAATATTCCATATTCAAAGCTCGACAGTGTCTTCGACCTTGAGTGCCATCTCATGCTGGCGTTGCGAGGTGTGAAGTGAAAGGGATCTTGATGGTGCTGCTGTCGCCCATGCTCACGGGGCGTGCGGCGGCGCGGTTGGCAGCGGAGGGGGGTGTTACTCACGCCGAGTTAATTGGTGGCGTGTTACTGGTGCTGGCCGAGATGGTGGAGACCAAAGAGTTCCGGGTTGACGACTTGAATCGTGTGGTTGGCGACAGGTTATCAAGTCTACTGATTGACCGGTATTTTAGCGTCGATGCGAGTGGCGTGGTGAACTACACGCCGATGGTGGAAATTCTTCGGGGTGGTGGTGGTAAGCGGTTGGCTGCGAAACCGGAGGAGCCGTCTATCTTCCGGGCGGACGAGTTGATGGAGATCGCAGACGAGGTTGACCCGGTTGTGTTGACCATGCCTTGCAAGAAGACAAAGGAGAGCCCTTCTGGGGAGTGGGTGCTACGGCGTAGCGTTCTGGACAGACTGGCGTCCGAGTTCCCGGGAGTGGATGTGATGTCTGTGGCCCATAGGTTTGCGGGGTGGTGGAAGGCGAAGCCTCCCTGCCGTTGGCGTGGGGACTGGGTACGCACGCTTGAGTCGTGGTTGCATACGGAACTCTGCCGTTCGGGGCAGAAGACGACCGTGCAGAGCCGTGAAGACGAACGACGCAAGACGATGGCCGAGGCCTACCACACAGCGAACGCAAAGCACATGGCGGAACTGTGCAGCCCACGGTTGCGTGCCATCTTCCAGCTGGAGGAGTTACAGAAGGCCGTGGGCGGTTTGACCGTGAGTGGTCGTGTCCGGTTGGCGGCCCTGAAGATGGGTTTGGAACCGGGTGCGGAGTCCACTCCAGAGGGAGAGGCGTTAATCACAAAGGCGAAGAGTATGTTCTTCGGGGAGGCGAAAAGTGGATGAATTGGTTCCGGTGGAGGAAGCGGCCCGGGTGCTGAACGATGCGTTGCGTGCCGCTCGGGAGGCATCGTCTCGTTACCGTGGCCTCATGCGGAGGTCACGGTACCTTGCGACCCGGGAGTATGTCCTGCGGGAGTCGGCAAAGGAAGGCGGCCCGTGCGCACGGTTGTGTGGTCGCAGGGCAAGGCCCGGGCGGGTGGACTGTCTCGAATGCTCGGAGAAGAAGAAGCGACTGACCATAGAGGCTAGAAAGCGGAGGCGTGACGATGAGTGACCGAGACGCAGACCACATGTTGTCCGAGTTGCAGGAGGCGCGGGCGGAGGTTGATCGGCTGCGTTCTGATCTAGCCGGGTTGCGCCTGCTGGTTCTTCAACAAACCTCGGTGACCTCACGCGGTGAGCGGTATTGGCCGGAGTGGGTTAATAAGTATTTTGATTCAATTGGTTCGGCGAAGGAGGTGAGTATGAGTGAGGATGCCCCAGCTTTCTACTGGGAAATGATGTTCAAAAACCTTACACGGGAAAACTCCAGACTGCTCGACCAGTTGTGCGAAGCGGACGAGAAAATTGCTGAGCTTGAGTCGGAGAACGCCAAAATGCGTGACCTGCTCCGCTGGCGTGATGCGTATGGTGAACCACCAACGGAGGAAGGCATTTACCTTGTGATAAATAACGACTTCGATGGTGGCACAAGCGTCCACGCCACTTACTGGAAAGGCAAGTGGCCAATCGGTTTCACGGTTCCGTACTGGCGACCCATCGGAGACTTACCAATGAAGGAGAGTGAGTGATGGATTTCTCGGTACCCATGTGGCAACAGCACCACGCCGCCATCTTCCAGACCAACGAGATACGGTGGTCTGAAGTCTACCGGTCGTGGACATTACTGTTCGCACGGGAGGGGTGGACGGACGAAGAGGTCTGCGAGGCGGTTCTCAGGATGTCTGGTAGACCGGAGTTACCGAGGTTCCCGCCAGACCATCTACAGGCACTACGCCGTGAACTCGGTGGCATGGTGCGGGAAATGCGGGAGGCTTCGGAGCGTGTGTACTCGGAAGTGAACTGTCCCCGTTGCGGCTCGACTGGGTGGGTACTCGGTCTGCCATGTCTGGAGCAGGTGGTGGGTGGCTTGTGGTCGCCCCGTGGAAACGATACGCACAAGACCGTGGCCGTGACCTGCGACTGTCCACGGGGCCGTGCAAGGAACGAAGGTGTCCGTCAGCATTGGTCTAAAGACCCACTGCGCAATGGCATGGGCGTGATGGGTATCGTGGAGTACACGAAGAAGAACCCGAGCCACTCGGTTCAGGTCACGATGCGGGAGGAGTTCCTTGCTGCGGAGCGTACGACAATTAAGGCGAATGCCGGAGCCGGTTCGGCCTCGGCGGATCATGTTCGTGCCATGCGAGACAAGCTTGCGAAAGGATTTCAGGTGCAATGAAAAAGCTCACCCAACGCCGTGCGAGGCTAGTGGAAAAAAACATCCGGCTCACGAACTGGTTCATCGTGAACCGTGGTGGTAAGCCGCCCCGCATGACCTACGACGAATATATCTCCGAACTCCATCTGGCACTCATTACAGCCGCCATGACATGGAACAAAAAGAAGGGGGCAAGTTATTCGACCTACGCCGTTCGCTCCATGGACTTCGCAAGGAAGGCTTGTTACTCACGCTATCTCCGTATCGAAGCCCGCAACGAGAATCCTCTGGAGGCCATGCTGGAAGATCCCTGTGTCCAATACAGAGATGAACTCTGCGAGAAGGACTACGCCGACCACGCCCTTGCCTCCACCCGCATTCTCAACCCACGGGAGAGGGCCGTGATCCTCCACGCAACCAACGGCCTGACCACCATGGAGACCGCCCGGAGGTTACGGGTTTCGAAACAACGGGTGAGCAAGATTTTACTCCGGGCCCGGGAGAAGATGCGGGGCCGTTTACTGAAGGATGATGAGTCTATAGAAATATAGAAGAAAAAATTCTTGAGAATTCTGGTTGGAGAGGTTGACCCCCAGATGGCAGGAGCCTAATATGTAGGTGTCGGGTGAGTTACCCGGCAGGGTTGAAACGGTAAGAACGAAGGAGTGATGACCGATGAGCGACAAGCAAAACGACAAAGTGGAAGTAATCTGTGGGCACGAGGTACATCGGCTGGCTAGCCTGTGGCCAATGGTTGAGGGCGGGGAAAGCCTGACCGCACTACAAGAGTCCATCCGGGCCATTGGCGTGCTGCACGAGATCGTGCGGGACAAGGCTACCGGGAAGATCGTGGACGGTCGCAACCGCCTGCGGGTCTACGACGAGGTTGCCAAAGACCTCGGCAAGGAGTGGGCGGACAAACACCCACTGCGTTTTGTAGACCGGGAGTTCGCCGACGAAAACGAAATCTGGGAGCATGTTAAGGCGTTCAACAAGGCTCGCCGCCACATGACCGACGACCAGCTGGTCGCCGTGGCTGTGCTGGCTGGCCAGTACCTTGAGCGTACGAAAGAGGCGAAAGCTAAAACCCAGTTTAAAAAGGGCGGCAAGAAGGCGGCACCCGATGCTGTGGTGGTGGCAGTAGAGGGGCCGGACGGCACGCCCATACTGACGGGCGCACCAAAGCCAGCGGTGCGGAAGACTTCCACGGAGTACCTTGCCACGACCGCAGGCGGGCTGATTGCCACGGACGCTGGCGTGGGTATCCACAAGGGCCGACAAGGTGCCGTGGTTGCGAAGGGGATTGCGAAGGGGGCCATCTCCCGGGCCGACCTCCAGAAGGTGGCCGATGGTGCCGCCCGGTTGAAGGATGTCGCCGACAAGGTGGAGGTGACCTTGAACCCAGCGAAGGCGGACAAGCCGAAGAAGGTTCGAGTTACCCTGCCGATTGGCGGTCTGCCTGAACCGTTGAAAATTGTCCACGCCAAAGCTATGGCACTCGAAGCGATCCTGAGCTGGATGGAGAAGACCGCAACCACGGACGAACTCTACCAGATCGAGATGAAATTGAAGGAACTGATCTGACCAGTTGCTGGTTGCCCCCGGGTGCGTTGCCCGGGGGCTTTGTGTGGGAACGAAGGAGGAGTTGAAATGGGTATTCACAATGTTAAGGGCGGGAAGTTTCAGGTGAGCGTTCGGGTCTTTGGGAAGACGACCTATGTCGGGACTTACCGTACAGAGGCCGAGGCTGTCGCCGTGGAGAAGTTAGCCGAGAAGCTGAGGAGAGTGGTTCTCAAGAGGGCGGTGTCGGCTTTTTCTGGGCTGTGCCAGTTGGCTCAAACGGACGAGGTGCAGTCGTGATACATCCCCAGAGTGATGGACAATTCAAGGTGAAAATTAGTCTCATGGGTCTGCCCCACTATGTGGGAACCTACGACACTCATGCGGACGCTGTGATTGCGGAACGGGTTGCTGTCTCCATGCGGAACGCAATCTACACGAAACTGGACAGCCGGAACCGGATGTTCGACCTCCTGCTTTGCAAAGACCAGAAGGCAGGGGACTGACAGCCTCCGCCATATAGACTTGATCTCGCCAGCCGCTCGGGGTAACATCCGGGCGGTTGCTTGTTTTTACAGGAGGATATTCGGTATATGAAAAGCTATATCGCTCTCGGTCTTTCGATACTTTTTTCCGTACCCGTTTTTGCGGGTGATTGCGGGGATGGCTCCCGGGTGGGCTTTCGGTCACGCAGGGCCGAGATCCGGGCTGTAAAGCGAAATTTGGGGGCTTCCTGCGGGTGCTGTGCTGCCTCCGAATCAAAGGTGGTGGAAGAGGTGCCTGCGGTGATCCGCAAGGAGTCTGTGTACCGTACCGTGAAGGTGGGTGAGAAGGTGACCGTGGTTCCCGCCGAAAGTGCGGCTACCCAAAAAGGTAAGTAGTGTATTGAGGGAGGCAGTCTGATGAAGCAATGGATTGCACTGGCTGGCATGGTGGTCGTGGTTTCCAGTTTGACTGCGGGGCCGTTTGGGCGGCGTGGCGTAAAGGTTCCGAACCAATACGCTGCGTCCGCCCAGACCGATGCGGGTAACGAGTTGTGGTCTGCACAGGGCGTTGCGAACCGTATAGCTCGGACGGGGGTGTTTCGGCATCACGGCAACCCGACCGGAGGGTACGAGGGCATTGGCATGGGTGCGACCCCGGAGGCTGCACGGGCCTCGTGTTGTTATGCGAGCCGGTTCGTGGCACGGGATGTCGGCTATGCGAGGATGTCCAATGGCATGTGGTGTGCCTGCCAGAGATATTGACTCTGATCTTCGTGTGAAATACGATGCCCCCGCACGGTCGTTTTGTCCGGGCGGGGGTTCTTTTTGGAGACGGACTACATGAAGCATCTCAGGGAAGAAGAATTGGTTCGCATGCGTGAGGTGGCGGACGGGGCCGTTGACCGTGCGTTGGCAGACTGCGTGATCCGTCTGCTGGAGGAGGTGCAGCGTTTGCGCCTTGTCAACGACCAGCTGGAGGAAATCGTGTGTGATTACCAGCGAGCGGAGCTTGCGTGGTGAGCAGACAGACTGTCTCCCTACGGTTGCCGATACCACCGTCCACGAATCAGCTATGGCGACATGGTCGTAAGCGTGGCACATCCTATCGCTCGCCAGAGTATGTGCGTTGGATTGCCAATGCGAACATATTGGCGGCAATGCAAAACAAGCTCTACGGCGTTCCCACGGACATGCCTGTGGAGATTTCGTTGACGGTACACGAGGGGCGTGGTTGGCGTGGTGGTCGTGACCTAGATAATGTGCTGAAGGCCGTGCTGGACTGGCTGGCCCACCACCGCTACATCGTCACGGACAATTGGAAGAGTGTTCAGAAGATTATGGTTAAGATGGGGCCTGTCGAAATGCCTGCCCGGATAGCATTCGTGCAGGTAGAGATCACGCCGATGGAGAGCGAGGCGGTGGCCGAGCTAGCGGTCGTGGCCGAGTCGAGCGAAGGGGGAGATAGCGAAATGGCAATATTCAAGGCGGTGACGCACACGACTGGTGATACGGTACTGGTGACCGGGCAGAAAGGTGTCTGCGTGCGGGTGGTTAACTATGTGTTGACCTCTGCGGCGGGTGGTGCGGTTTCCTTTAAGAGCGGTTCAACCGCCATCACTGGTGCCTTAACCATAGCTGCGAATGGGCAACTGGTGGCCTCGTCCGGTGAGATGACCCCGTCTGGTTCTACAGGTCTCTTCCAGACCGCACCCGGCGAGTCGTTGGTGCTGAGTGGCACGGTGGAGGTGAGTGGTCATCTGGCGTACCAGCTTGTCTCTGTGTGAGGTGGTTAAACGATGAGACTCCCATCCCCGGTTGCGTTCATGCGTTTCCTTTCGGCGGTCTTCAACGGCTATGCCCGAGGCGACGGTAACTTCTTGATCTCTGCCGGTCAGGCGTTAATGCGTTTGGGGCAGAGGTTACAGCGGACGAACGCTCCGGGGAAGGGCGGTTTCTCGGGCACGATGGCGGTGAAGCCTGTGCCACCCGCACCACCTCCGAGGACACGCCCTCTTCAGGGTTCACGGGAACAGCCGACCTACACGGACGGTTTGGACGTGGGTGTGAAGTCGTCGTGGATACTGGGCGTGAACTTCCGTCCAATCGGCGGCGTGGGGGAGGTAATAACGGCCCCCATGCAGGGCGGTCGTTTGTCTAATTCGGGAGTGCAGCGAGCTTACTTGTTTAACAAGGGCGACCTGACAATGGTTCTGAAGAACCCATCGTACGAGAACGGTTCGGGGCGTTACACATACCCGAGGGTACCTCGCAAGGTGATGAACGACATGCTGATGTCTCCGTCGAAGGGACGCTTCTACTGGTGGGGCTACAACGGGTCGAAGGGCTTGCGAACCTATTCGGCCCGTGCGGAGATTGGCCAGCGGATGAAGCGGCAGGGTTCACGGTTGGTGGCAAACCCGAAGAGTCGTCACAAGCGTGTGGCTCGTGACCGTGGCATGAAACAGAAGAGGGCTCACTGATGGCTAATGTACCATATATCCCGAATGCGGACGCTGGTTCGTGGGACTGGTTGAACGAGGCTCATTGTGCCTATGTGGAGGGGCAGTACGACAAGGCACTTGTCGCATCTGTTCTCTTCCATGCGGAGTCGCTTGAGTCTTTGCGTCTCATCCTTCTGGAGGGGGCGAAAGCGATTGATGTGAACCCTATCTCGGACTCTCAAGCAGGGAGGTAATATGCTGGACGAAACATGTCTGCAATGGTACTTCAGGGCCGGGATGGAGAGACTATTGACAATCACAAGGGACGACAGCGTCTCTGTGTCGGAGCAGATTAACGCAGCCACACAGTTGTGCCATGCGTCCACGCAGGCCTTGAGGCTCGGCATGGAAATGGATGAACGGTGCGATGAGCTTGATGAGCGTAGTGAGGAACGTAGTGACGATCGAAGCGAATGGAGGGAGTTAGACGATGAAGATCAAGGACAGGATTAAAGAGTTACGGCGTGTGAAAGCTTCGGAGCTGTTACCTAATCCGAAGAACTGGCGCACGCACCCAAAGGCACAGCAGGATGCCCTGCGTGGCGTGTTGGCGGACATCGGGTTTGCGGATGCCGCATTGGCGTACGAAACCGATGGCGGGCTGATGCTAGTGGATGGTCACCTGCGTGTGGAGACTGCCAGTGATGCGGAGATCCCAGTGCTGGTGCTGGACATTACGGACGAGGAGGCGGACAAGCTCTTATTGACACTTGACCCGTTGTCGTCGCTTGCTGGCGTTGACGCAGCCGCATTGGCGGGATTGAACAGCATAGTGGAATTCGAGAGCGATGCGGTTCGACAGATGCTTGAGAACCTGACCGCTAAGGCCGGGATCGTGGACATGGAAACTCCGTGGGATGGTGATAGTGCAGATCCTGCGGACATGGGAGATTACGACCCGGACACGGAGACTTATTCGTTGCGTGTCAACGGTGTCCAGAAGGCCCAGAAGGAAGAGGTTGTGTCGGTGATCCAGAAGGCCGTTAGCACATACGGCCTGAAGGTGGAGGTATTTTGAGGATGCGGTTCCCGATCCTCATCTCGTATGCCTACGCAAGGATGCGTGCCGAAGACTTTGCCGTTTACGCAAGCGACCCGAACATCGAAGTGCTTCTCGACTGTGGTGCGTTCACGGCAAAGAACACAGGGAAGGAGATACTCCTCGGAGACTATTGTACTTTCCTAGACAAGTGGGGGCCACGCCTGTTCCGGTATCTGGCTCTGGACAAGGTCGGTGATCCGGTGGAAACGGAGTCTAACCTCAAGGAGATGATTCGTCAGGGATACGCTCCGGTACCCGTGCATGTGTTGGGCGACGACGAACGGCGCATGGACGAGTTATTCGAGGTGAGTGACTATGTGGCCCTCGCCGGTTTCCGCAGACCGAAGCGTGGTGCCTGTTCGCCCGAGTATGTGAAGGCGAAGATGCGTTGGGCTCGTGGCCGGGATGTGCATTGGCTCGGCTATGTGCGGGAGGAAATGATTGGCGCATTCAAACCGTTCTCGTGTGATTCATCCTCGTGGGATCGGGCACGGATGTACGGTGGCGTGGACATTTATATCGGCAACGGTCGATGGGTAGCCTCGGACTACCGTAACCGGCAGAAGATACTTCGTAGCCGTGAAGCCCTTGATGTCTTGACTGGTCTGGGTTTCTCGGTGCGAGACATCCACGACGAGCGGTTGTGGCGGCGCAACTTGAAGCTCGGCATACCGGACTCCCGGTTCCTTTCGGCTATGGTCACGACCGATAGTTGGGTTCGTTATGTGATTGATGTTCGCAAGCGTTGGGGCACACGGTTGTTCATAGCGACCTCGCTGGCCGACGACCTTGACATTCTCAAGGCGGCTATTGACAGGCATGTGAAACGATTGGAGGTGAAGGCGTGAGAACGACCGTTATTCTTTCGGGCGGCATGGATTCGGCTGTGCTGCTTTATAAGCTCCTCGGTGAGGGTGACATCGTTAACACCGTGAGTGTGGACTACGGTCAACGACACCGCAGGGAGTTGATCTGTGCCGAGAGGCTATCAGCTCGTGTAGGCGTTCATCACGATGTGATCGACATGACCTCTCTGGGCAGGCTTCTAAAGGGGTCTAGTCAATCTGACCCGACTGTGGATGTACCGTTCGGTCGTTACGACGAACCGTCCATGAAGCAGACGGTTGTGCCGAATAGGAACATGGTACTCCTTGCAGCTGCTGGTGCGGTGGCTATAGCGAACAGGGCTGACCGTCTCGCCTACGGGGCACATGGTGGCGACCACGCCATCTACCCGGACTGCCGACCGGAGTTCGTCTACGCTCTCGCCAAAGCCTTCCAGTTGTGCGACTGGCATCCGGTCCATCTGGTCGCCCCGTTGTCCGCCATGCACAAGGGCGAGATCGCGGTCCTCGGTGGGAGGCTGCGTGTTCCGTTTCAGGACACATGGACATGCTATGTCGGCGGGGACGAACCGTGTGGCAAGTGCGGTGCGTGTGTGGAACGGGCTGAGGCGTTTGAGTTCGCGCACCTGAAGGATCCACTGATCGGAGGTTATTACAATGCGTGGTGAGCGAAGTGAGCAAAGCGAACGAAGCGAATGGGAACTCAGTAAGTCGTTCATGTTCGAGGCCAGCCACCAGCTGCCGTTCCATGACGGTAAGTGCGCGAGGTTACACGGCCACAGTTGGAAGATGACGGTCACATTTCGTGGCTCCCAATTGGAGACGGATGGGCCGAAACGGGGCATGCTTGCGGACTATTACGACATCGGCACAGCCTGCCGCAGACTCGTGGACGGCCACCTCGACCACACGCATCTCAACGACTTGTTACCGAACCCGACCAGCGAGAATATCTCACGCTGGTGCCACGAATGGCTCGTGGACAATCTTCTACCTAAACTCGCTGACATGCTCCACTCTGTGGAGATTGGCGAGACATGTACTACCGGTTGCGTCTACATCAACGAGAGGACTACACGATGAGCAGGTCGTACAGAATTAACGAGGTGTTTCGTTCACTACAGGGCGAAGGCGTTCGTGCAGGCACGGTGAACGTGTTTGTGCGTTTCACTGGCTGCAATATGAAATGCGAAATGGCGGAGAACGAACTTTCGCCGGGCGGTTTCGATTGCGACACCGAATTCGCCTCGGGAACGACACGCACGGCAGACGAACTAATTCAGTGGGTGTTGAGTACAGCGAGCGGAGCGAGCTGGGTAATCTTCACGGGTGGCGAACCCGGTTTACAGCTAGACCGTGAACTCGTTAAAGGCTTCCATGACGCAGGTTTCAAGTGCGCCATCGAAACCAACGGCTCGATTGATGTCTCCGAACTCGGGCTCGACTGGGTATGCGTTTCGCCGAAGGTGGCCGAACATGCGGTACGCCAGAAGACAGCAGACGAGGTGAAGTATGTTCGTGGTTACGGTCAGGGCATACCGAAGCCGACATGCGAGGCAACGCACAAGTTGATCAGCCCTGCGTTCAACGGACTGACCATAGACACGAACGCTACGAAGTGGTGCATGCGACTACTGGAGGAGAACCCGGATTGGCGACTCTCCGTTCAGCTCCACAAGGGATGGAATATTAGGTGAGTGTTGTGAACGCAGTGAACGGTTATAACTATCTCGTGCTATCCGTAGTCGTAATCGTGTCCATACTTATAAGGTGCGTCGGTTCAGCGATAGTGGTCATCGACGACGTGTCTCGCTTACCCGCCGCCGCCGTCCTATGGTAGAAATTTGGTATGCAAGACGCTAGGCCAAATTGATTAAAAATGCAAACGTCCACCAGCGAAGGACTTGTGGCGAGAAACACTCTGGAACGAAAAAGATTAGTATACTCTTTAAGGAGGTTCGTTTAATGGGTATGAAGCGTCTGAGTTGGGGCGATGTGTACGACCGGTTGAGGGGTGCGCCACCCGGAAAGCTCTTCGGTGTGCCTCGTGGTGGTGCCGTTGTGGCAGGGTTGACGGGTAGGGCGGTTGATAGCATCGAGGATGCGGATGCTATCGTGGACGACATCGTGGATAGTGGAGCAACACGGGAACGGTATGCAACGCATGGCAAACCGTTCTGGTCTCTTTACGAGAAGAGTGATCGAAGCGAATGGGTAGTGTTTCCGTGGGAGGAGCGTGACCTGTCGAGCGACCTGCGTGACACAGTGATCCGCCAGTTGGAGGCTATTGGTGAAGACCCGAATCGGGACGGTTTACGGGACACGCCCAAACGGGTGATCAAGTCGCTCATGGAGATGACCGCTGGCTACGGGGAGGAACCGGCTAGCATTCTTTCAACGACCTTCGATGTGGAGTACGACGAGGTCGTGATACTGCGGAACATCCCGTTCACAAGCCTGTGTGAGCATCACATGTTGCCATTCACAGGAACGGCCACGGTAGGCTATCTTCCCGGTAGACGTGTGGTCGGGCTATCAAAGCTCGCCAGACTCGTTCATTGCCACGCAAGGCGATTGCAGGTGCAGGAGCGTATGACACAGGATATAGCTCGGGACATTGACCGGCACTTGTTTACCCGTGGCGTTGCCGTGGTGGTCACCGCAGGGCACTCGTGCATGTCGTGCCGTGGCATAGGCGTTTCGGGTAGCGAGATGGTCACTTCGGCCATGCTCGGGAGGTTTCGTGAAGACCAGTCTTTGCGTGCTGAATTCATGGGCTTGCGATAACGTTAGTTATTATGTTGCATTAAACAAGGAGACAAGCTGAGATGGCTGAGGAAAATAAGGAACCTGAGAAGGCTAAGGAAAGGAGTCAATTTGACGGTACTATGCGTAGGCTACCGGACGGTACATGGGTACCGAGGAGAGGGCGTGCGGCGAAGTTTACGGACGCTTCCATAATAGCGGCTCTGCATAAGACTCGGGGACTGGTTTACCTTGCTTCGCAGGTTCTCGGCTGTACTCCGTTGACCATTTTTAAACGGGCGAACAAGAGGCCCGAGGTGCGGAGTGTCATTGAGGACGAGCGTAATCGTGTGGTTGATTTCGGCGAACTCAAGTTGATTGAGGCCGTGCAGCGTGGTGATGCGTGGGCAGTGTGTTTTCTACTGAAGACGCAGGGTCGCCGTAGAGGCTACTCTGAGCGGTTTGAGGTGGAGGATATCCGCCGAGAAATGGAGAGCATTCGCCTTGAACTTGCAAGCGCTACTGGAAGAAGCCCGGGAACTCCGCCGACTCGTTTCACACAAGACCGGATCGGTTATCCCGAATTGTCCAGTTGAGTATGCCCATTCTCGTGGCTTGCGGTTGACCCCGCAGCAGGAGCGTATCTTGTACGCTCTTAATCAGCCGCCTTATTCGGTGCTAGTCCGTGCGGCGCACTCGGTGGGCAAGACATTCGTCGCCGCCGTTGCGACCGCATGGTTCTACGACCGGTTCAACCCGGGCATCTGCATGGCCACGGCACCAGTTCACTATCAAGTGAAAGACCTCCTCTTCAGGGAGCTTCGACGGGTAAAACACGACGACCCGAACTGGCTCCCGAAGGCCACACGACTGGAGTCCTCACCAGACCATTTCATCCACGGTATGACCGCTTCTAAGGGCGATGCCTTTCAGGGGCGGCACATGTCCGAGATGATGATCGTGTTCGATGAGGCAGCTGGCGTGGATGTGATGTACTGGGATCGTGCCAAAACGATGGTGGAGCCGGGTAGGCGTGGGCACTTCTTTCTAGCCATCTACAACCCGTACGACATCAGTTGTCCCGCCTACATTGAAGAGCAACGAGCGACCCATACCGTTCTGGAGATCTCGGCACTCGAACACCCTAACGTGCAGAGTGGCATGGAGATGGTACCCGGGGCGGTGACCCGTGCCACGGTGCATTCTCGTGTGCATGAGGAGTGCAGAAGGATCGGCCCCGGGGAGGATGTCCCGCCGAACGCCTTTCAATGGGAGGGGCAATACTGGCTCCCAGAGAGCCCGCTATTCGAGGTGCAGGTTCTGGGGCGTTGGCCCAGCCGCTCGGTGGCATCGGTATGGTCTGATCGGGCTCTTGAGAACCTCCAGAAGCCTGTGCAGGTTCACCCGGAGTGGTTGGTGCAGATCGGTTGCGACCCGGCACGGTTCGGCGACGACAGGACGGCGATATGCGTTCGCAAGGGCATGGCGGTTATTTATATGGAATCCCACCGTGGTTGGAGCCTGAACATGACCGCCGAGCGATTGAAGGAGTTGTGTCAGACCTATAGCCAAAACGGCCAGCAGGCAACACAGATACCGGTATTGATTGACGCAGCCGGGTTGGGTGCAGGGTTGGTGGACATGCGTGGCGGTGGTGCCACGCGGTACAATTTCGTCGAGGTGAACAGTAGTCTGAAGTCTAGATGGGAGGGAGATTATAATAACCTCCGTAGCGAATTGTGGTTCAACGCCAGCGAACTGGCGGACTCCGAGCAGATCTCAATTGCTCCGCTACCAGATGACATCAAGCAGGGATTGATGCTAGAATTGCGCCAACCCATTTTCACGCTGGATAGCCTCCAGCGGAGGATGGTTGAGGCGAAAGCGATGACAAAACGCCGTTTAAAGGCATCGCCCGACCTTGCAGACGCATTCAACCTTTCGTGCCTTATCCGTTCGGACGGCGGGTTTACCGAGCAGATTACGGGACGTGTGTAGTGAGTGGTGAGTTCGCACAGCGAACGAACGGAGGCGAGCATGAACAGCAAGGTCGCAGTTGGCCCTAAGATTATCTCCGAGTCAATGAACCTTTACGGCGGTCTGCCCGGGTTCCCAACCAGTGGCGACGACCTGTTCGCCGAGGTCGGCCCGTACGGGTTCATGGATGGTGGGTACGGTACACAGTACCTCTCACGCCGTGATAATCGACTGTCCGGCGAGCTATTGCCACTCTACATCAACTGGTGGCAACTCAAGCAGCTGCGTGACCGTTCACGGTTCGTGTGCCGAAATAATGAGTTCGCTATCGCAGCCATTAACGCACATCGCAACTATGTGGTCGGTACAGGGTTCACCTATACGGCACAGGCACGACAGGACAACACAGACCCGAAGTTGATTCAGAAGGTGCAAGACCTCATTGACCTGTGCTGTGAACACAACCGCATGAGCGAGATCGAGTCCGAGGCCGTGCAGCGTTACCACGCTGACGGGGAGTTCTTCTGGAGACTGTTCCGTGGCGGGGACGGTTTACTGCGTGTCCGTTTCGTGGAGCCTGAACTGGTTCGCAGCCCCAACGACGACAACACGCCCGATAACTCGTTCGGTGTACTGTGCCGTGGTGAAGACCTGCACGACCGGTTGGCCTACTGGGTGGTAGAGAAACCGTGGGAGACCACGACACCGACCCGGGTGCCAGCAGAGCAGATCATCCATGTACGAGCTAATGTGGAGAGTAATTCAAAGCGGGGTCTGCCAACCGTCTACGCCGTGGAGAGTAATCTTCGTAGTGCGGAGGATGTGCTTCAGTCGATGATCGCCGTGGCAAAGGCCCGCAGCAAGATTGCGGTCATCCGCAAACTGAACGACTCACCTCCCGAGGCTGTGGAAGAATTCAACCGCAAGGCGACAGACTACACGGTGCAAGACCCGGCATCCGGGTACCGCACGAATATCAGCCACATGGGATACGGCACTATCCTCACCTCGTCCGGCAATGTCGAGTACGACTTCCCGGCCATGAACATCGGTGCGGCAGACCTTGTGGAGACATTGTCCGCAAACCTGCGTGCCATAGCTGCCCGGTTCGGTATCACCGAGACCATGATGTCCACCGACGCAAGCAACAATAATTACGCCAGCGCACTTGTGGCCGAGGCCCCTGCGGTGAAGACATTCGAACGCATGCAACGTCTCCTCGGGCAGGCCATTGGCGAAAGGCGCACACGACCAGAGAGGTCTATCTTGTGGATGCAGATCGCCCACGCCGTGGACATCGGTCTACTTCCCGGGGATGTGATGGATCGCATTACCATCCGGGCAAAGGGGCCGGGGCTCATCTCCCGTGACTACGACCGTGAGGCCAATACAGCGAAGACTTATCTTGATATGGGCGTGTGGTCACCGCAAACCGTGACCGTTGAGTCCGGCAAGAACTTCGAGGAAGAACAGCGAAACATCCAGAAGTTCAAGGAGGAAGCGGCTAGCCGAGAGCCACAGGCCGGTTCTCAGGACGGCGTGAGTACCGGGGTGAACGACGGTGGCACCGAACAGGTTCAGGACACCGCACTCAACGGTGCCCAGATCGGTAGTCTCGTGGATCTGGCCGTGCAGGCGAGTGCGGGTGCGTTGCCCGTGTCGTCGGCGAAGGCAATTGCCCGTGCGGCGTTTCCGTCCGTGCCGCAGACGCTACTCGAAACGATATTTGCGGAGATCAAACCGAATGGGCTATCAGCAACCTCCACCACGCCGGAAAGGGGTGCCACAGCCCCGAGTGAAAAGGCTCCACCAGCTCTCGGTTTGTGATGCGGAAATCCTCCAGTATGCCCCGATGATCACGGCTATGGCAAGGAGGTTCTACGGGATGTACCGCAATCGTGGATCTATCGAAGACTTAATTCAAACCGGCTGGGTCGGGTTGCTGGAAGGCTTGCGAAGGATAGATGCCGATAAGCTGGGTGAACGGATCCCGTGGGTCTACCTGCGTGCGTGGGTATGGGGCGAGATCAACCGCTCCATCAACCCGGAGACGAAACGGATAGAACCCGGACAACTACTCTCCATGCCCGGGAGGGAAAGCGACCAGCTGTCCGTCTCCGACTTCTGGATATATGTGAACGGGTTCCACCCGACCATCGCCGAGTTCGTTCGCATGCTCGTGAACGAGGGCGAAACACCCGAAACAGCGTGCAATCGGATGGGTATCGCACATGTGAAGCCGGGCCACATGGTTAAGATAGTGAAGGATTATCTCGTGGAGGTCTTCAATGGATGCGACGATAAAAAGCTCCCAGACAGCCGAGGCTAGCATGCCATCCCAGACTACCCGAACCGTCACAGAAGATAAGGCCGAGGGGTCGAACGTGATTCGTGGCGTGAAGGTGATTGGCACGGAGTCTTTGAACGGTCGTGTCTATCCCATCTCTGTTTTGGAGAGGTGTTACAAACTGTACGAAGGTGCGCTTGTGAACATCAACCACAAGCTGGGCGACGAGGGCCGCAGTTACAGCGACCGCATTGGTCGTGTGGTGAATGTGCGTTGCGAGGCGGATGGCGTGTACGGTGATCTGGTTTATAATCCCCATCACAAGGATGCTAAGAGCCTTGAGTGGTGGGCCGAGAACGACCAGAAGGCCGTTGGGCTGTCGCACATGGCACAGGTGAAATCAAAGTGGACACCGGAAGGAGTTGAGGAAGTGACGGACATCGCAAAGGTTGAGTCGGTTGACCTCGTTGCCAATCCGGCGACCACGAAGGGCTTAATGGAGAGTGTGGACAAGCCCAGTAAGGCCAGTAAGACCAATAGCGTCTCCGAGGCGGATTTCTTTGACGAGATTGCAAAACGACTGGAGAGCCGTATGGGCACAAAGACTCGCACTGAGGGATATAAAATCGGTGGCACCCAGATTGATGCCGCATGGGTGGAAGCTCTGGAGGAGAATCTCGGAACCCTACGGCGTGTGGCAGCGACACTTAAGAAACAAAATGCGGTCTTCAAGGACACCGTTGAACCGAGGTTGTTCTCGCAATTAAACGACATTGCGTCAGGTATAACCTCCGCCTCGGAGAAGTTTGCTGCCGTATTGCGAGATGTCTGGGAGGGCAGTTACCGAAATAAAAAACTCAAGGGCGAAGAGAAAACCATGAAGGCTGAGGCAATGCCGAATCACAAGGTGAAGTTCATGAACACCTACGGCGGGTGGAGAACTGCGGTGAAGTCTGCGGGTGCCGTGAAGATTGACGGCGACAAGGACATTGCGACCGCCCTCGACAAAAACGGCCGAGGTGTCGGTGAGTGGGATGGTGAGAAGGGTGAGGTTTACATTTTCTCTGAGTCAATGGCAAAGGAGTCCGATATGGGTACAGAAGAACTATCTGCAATTCTCTCCGATAGCACGATGGATGATGCCGCAAAGATTGCGGCCATTCAGGAGCTTATCTCCCTCGCTTCCAGTGGGGACGAGGAGGGTGGCGAGCTGCCTCTGGGTGAAGCCGAGGACACTCCAAAGGACGAGGATGACAAGAAAGAAGACCCCGTGACCGAGTCCGTTCGGCTCCGCAAGAACCCGGCAATGCGCAGGCTAATCGAGGAGGTGGAGACTTATCGCCTTCGAGACAAACGTGAGCAACTGGTTCGTGAGGCACGGAAAGCTTGCGATGTCCTCCCGACCTACGCCGTGACCGAATCGTTCGTCGGCGTGCTTGCCGACAGCGAAAAGAAGAATTGGAAAACTCTCATCGAGGATCGTCGTCGTGTGATCTTCCGTGGAGAGAATCCCATCAGTGCGGTTGCCACGGGTGGCGAACTTACCGTTGATTCCCTTGTGAAGGCCCTTCGTTCCTAATCCAACTGGAGGTTAATATGGCTATTGTTCAGTATCTTTACGGCGACACCAATCCGGTAATAACCGGGTTCAACGGACTGGCCAACGCCATTGAGGTGGGTGACTTGATCGCCCAGCTTGACAGCTCCGGGGCAGGCGCAATACCGCCCATTCAGCCAGCGTCCGCCTTCCAGTGGACGACCGACATCGCCACAACGCAGACGAACTTTGTCGCAAGTTTCCTCGGCGTGTCCGGCCAGCAGCGAACAGCCAATGCCAACCGCATTTTCGGTAACTCAACCGACTACGCAATTCGTGTGAACACGACTGGCGTGTACGAGTTCGATTACGACAATGCGGCACCAGTATCGCCGGGAACCTTTGTCGGCCCAGCAAAGGCTTCTGGTAACGCCCTACAGAATCAGCTCCTCACAAAGGTGCCTACCGCAGTGCGGGCCATTGGCGTCGTGGTGGAGAACCCGGTCACCCCAACCAGAATCAAGGTTCGACTGCTCTCCACAGTTACGCCTTATTCGAAGTAACCAAACAAGACAAGCTTCAAGGAGATCACACACATGGCTATTGAGCATAAGCTGAAGAGGGTTTGCGAGTCGAGCGGCGTGGCGGCTACCGTCAACACGCTGAAGGATGCCATCGCTGAACGGAAGATCAGCGTGGGAGACTTCTCCATCCGCCGTATGGCGGAGGCGTTCATCGGTGAGGGTTGGAGCGATGTCCTCCAACGCAACGTGACTAATCGGGTCGCAGAGGCCTCGGATGGCGTGTCTGCCTCGCTGTTCACGGCGATTACTGGTCAACTACTCGTGAACGAGATTCGTGAGAAGTACGAACTGGCATCCCTTCTGGGAGACCAGTTGGCCACTAATATCCCCGTGACCAACGGTAACCTCGGTACCCAGAAGGTGCCGTACCTGTCCGATGTGCGTGATCTCGGCGAGAAGCTGGAGGAAGCGGAGCCTTATCCGCAGACCAGTTTCGCCGGTCAGTTCATCAACTACCCGGGCATCGAGAAGCATGGTCGCATTTGCTCCGTGACCATGGAGGCTATTTTCAGCGACCTTACCTCGCAGATTCTGGATTCCGCCCGTTCGGTTGGCACCATGCTGGCCGTGACGAAAGAATACAAGATCCTACAGGTGGTTCTCGGTATCACCAACAATCACAACTGGAACGGCAACAGCCTGAATACTTACCTCACGACCGGTTCGTGGATAAACAAGTTAACAGGCTATAGTCTCTCCGATTGGACTTCAGTGAACACGCTTGAGCAACTCTTCGTGAACATGACGGATCCGGTCTCCGGTTATCCGATTATGGTCGAACCGAAGCAAATGCTTGTCATGCCCGCCTTGAAGTACACCGCAAGGAACATTCTCAACGCCACCGAAGTGCGCCAGACCGCACCCGGTTACGCCACTTCCGGTGACCCGAAGCAAACCGTTTCGGCCAACCCACTGGATCAGAACTACCAGATTCTGACCAGCCCCCACGCCCTGAAAGCCCTTGTGGACTCCGGTGTCACCGCCGTAAACGCCAACAGGCGGGTCTATCTGGGCGACTTTAAAAAGGCGTTCGTCTGGAGGGAAGCAAAGCCCCTCACCATCGTGGAAGCCCCAGCAGGCAACCCTCTGGAGTTCAATCAGGACATCGCTATGGCTATTAAGGCCAGCTGGATGGGCGTTGCTGGTGTTCGTGATCCCCGCTATGTAGTCCTCGGTTCGGAGTAATTACAATGGCGAAGAAACCCGAGCAGCACGAGGCGGTTATCAAGCCCTCTGAAGAACCAATCAAGAAGTGGACGGTTGAGCTACCGTATTGTCCATCCGTAACGATTGAGGCTTCCACGCAAGAAGAAGCTATCAAAGCGTACAATACGCTGATGGGTATCACGGCAACCGAAAACGCTTACAAGGTGAACTGATGTCCACTATCTCCGAACAGGTTACCGCCATCTCCGTGATGCGTGGCAACCTGCTTCAAGCTCTGAGTACCGACGCATTGAACCCTCAGCCGAGCTATTCGGTTGGGGGTCAGTCGGTCAGTCGCACGGAGTGGCGTGAGTCGTTGTTACGCCAGATTGGCGACCTGAATAAGATGGCGGGCATCCTCCAACCGGCAGAGGTGAGGTCGCAGATTTACTAACATGCCGACCATTGATGTATCCGACGACTATCTGGTATTTGACAATCTCCAAACCGTCGAGGTGACTAATCCAGACGGTGCGTGGAGGCGGGTCGAGAATTGTCTAATGCAGGGCGTTGATAACATCCTTACAGACCTCGGGGACGGTTCGCTAGGCTACCGCACCTTCACGACATGGCACATGTGGCGTAAGCCGCTTTTTGTTAGTGTGGGTTTGAAGTGGTCTGCTGACGGGAGATTACTGTGGCGAAGCGGCGGTGGGCTGAGTGTGTTGACTAACACGTTCGTGCCGCAGCTGAACTGTAAGATCGTGGACAGTCGTGGCGTTGTGTGGTGGGCTTCGGCCGTGAACCTTGATGTCTGGGGCAACAAGTACCAGATCGAGGCCGAGGCGGAGTCTGGTACGGTTCAGCAGGAGATAGTACTGCCGTGAGTAGTTCTTACTACTACGACATTCTGGATGCCCTGAAATCACGCCTCGTGGCGGCGGTTACTGGAGAGAGCCCGTCCGTGAGTGTGGCACTACGAAAGCGTCCCGTGCAGCTACCAAATGACCCGTTCCCGATGCTGGTCATCGCACCTACCGAAGACGGAGAAATAATCGGCGACGAGGACTTTACCCGTGGCGTGACCTATGTGTACCCGGTAATCGTGTCCATGTTTTCCCGTGGAGACCGTGACCAGAGTCTTGACCCGGGCAGTTACCTCGGGTTGCGCCAGAAGGTGCGAAACGCCATCTATCAACCTTTGCTCACTGGTGTGGACACTGTGTTCGATGTGCAACTGGTTCCGGGCGGTGCGTTCATTCAGACCGAACTACGCCAGAATGTGGATGTGACGAACATGCGTGCGAACTTCTTAAGCAGAGAAATAAGGGAGAGTTAACATGCCGTTTTCTCATAATGTGTCGATCAACTTCAGCGACTCCGGTGCGCCGGGTGCGGCCAGCCAGATTGTCGCGACTGGGGACGGGCAGGTGAACATCTCGGTCGCGTACCCGGACAACGCCAGCAACTTTCTTGCTACATTGCAGGTGAAGCATCAGAAGATTAAAAATGTCGTTATGTGGTCTACAACGGACTGCACCGTGACCCCGAGGATGGGGGCCACGCCAAGCGACACCATTATCCTCGCCGCCAACCAGATGATTATGAGCGGGGAGACAATGCCAAACGGCACCGAGCTTTTTATCGCTGACTGCGATCAGGTCGCCATTACAGCCCTGAATGGCGGTACGCTACACATCCATGTTCTGGAAGATGTCTGATCCCTTTCAAGGAGATTGAACCATGCCCTACTACGCTGGCAAACTGGCGAGCTTCAGCTTCGCCGGAACCGTTTTCGCGATGGACAGCTGGACGCTGGACGAGAATGTGGAAGAGGTCGAGGTGACCAATTTCACCACAGTCGATCCCGCATACCCGTTGAACGGCGCGGTCCGTGCCGTTGTCCCGGGCGTGCCCGGTGGAACCTTCACGGCATCCGGCCCCTACACGGGTTCGGCTCCATTGAAGGGAACCTATGGCACAGCCATCTTTGGCGTTGGTCAGGGTAATGCCGCCAGTCGCACCGTCTTGATCACGGGCGTGAAGATTAGCACGCAGGTCAAGGACAAGGCGACGGTGGAAATTTCCGGTTCCGTAACCATCATCCCCGGTTGATGGTGAAACATGGCCACGCCTGAAAATCTGGTCGGAAGGCTGGCCGTTTTGGAATACGGTGGGGATGGCGATGTCGTGGCCCCTGTGTGCCAACTGCACGCCGACACCTACCAGATTCAGATCACCAGCCCAACGATTGACATCACGAACATTTCCATCTACTTCAAACAGGGGCTGACGATTCCATGGGTACCGCCCGTGAAAGACCCGAAAGCCCCTGAAATGCAACAGTTCGCAGACAACCTTAAAAAACGCTATCAGCAGTATGGCACGCCCGGTCAGGTCGTATCCTCCAATCTTCGGAGGGCACGAATAAGCATTGGCGGGTTCTGCTATTCGCAGGAGTCAACCCCGCACATCGGTAACCACGCCTATGTGGTACTGACACGAAGGACGCAGTTCAATGTCGGGGACACCGTTGGTCGTGTCCGCATTAAAGGCATTGTCAGCGATTTCTCTATAGATCAGACTATTCGTGGGGCGATGAAGTGGTCTTGTCAACTTGACAGCGACGAAGACTTTGATGTTACCCAGAGGTAAGCATGAGAACTATTTCGGAAGCACTAGGCGGTTCCGTAGAAGGGATCACCTATACGGCAAAGGACGGGCGAACCCACGAGGTTCGCCCACTCACTTTAGAGAGAATGAGCCTGTTCGAACGGTACCTTGAGTCCCGTGCGTTTGAGGCGGTGCAAAGTCGCCGTGAACTTCTGGGCGACAGTTACAGCGAGGCATTGTCTTCTGTCACTCAGGACATCGTGTCGGGCAAGTATGTGTTCACAGGGCCAGTGTGCATGAAGGCCATCGACACGCTGGAAGGTCAGGTGGCACTACTGGCCATCCTCCTCGGCGTAGACCGTATACGGGCAAAGAAGCTCATGCTGGAAGATCCCCTCGGCGTGAAGGAGGCCATGTCCCTGATGATGAAGCAGTCGCAAACGGACAGTGAAGGGCTTGTCCCTTCGGGAAACACGGAGGGGGAGGCGAAGTAATAATCCCCCACTTCCCGCAGATTGTCGCCAACCTGCTGGACGAGCCTTACCTCCTGAGCATGGACGAGATTAAGCGGTTAACACCGAAACAGGTGAACTGTCTTTACATGCGACCCAGAGACGACAAGGGTACACCGAGGGCGATACCGTACGAGTTCGATGGCGAAGACCATGTACACAGAATGGCCCGATCTCTGATGGAGACATCCGGTCTGACAGAGGCTGAAGCTCGGAGATATATTCATGGCGAGCGTTGACACAGGCATGCAGCAACTGGCGAACATCTTCGCCATGCTCGCCCAGAAGGCGAAAGACGCTGCCGATGCTCTGGGTAAGTCGGGTTCGTCCGCTCAGGCGATGGCGAAGGATTCACAGGCGTTCGACCTCGCACCCCTGTCGCAGGCCATTGCAACAGCCACGAAGGCTCTACAAAAGAGTGCCAGCGGACTCAAGCTGGACACGCTCAACGCTGTGGCCCTTGCCACCACAAAGAACCTCAACGCCCTGCCACTACCGAAGACAACGATGAACCTGAACAAGGTCGTCCTGTCCTCCGACAAGGTGAACAAGAGTCTCACTGACCTCGCAGCTGCCATTATCGAGAGCGAAAAGTTTCAGGAAGCCCTTGCGAACCAGTCGAAGAAGGCCGTGCAGGGCCTGAATGAAATCGTCAAAAGCTCCGGTATCCTTGCGACGAATATGGGCCAAATGGGGTCTGCTGTTCAGTCGATGGGGCAGGTTGCGAAGCAGGCGAACATTGCGGCGAATAACCTCGCCCGGTTGTCTGAGAATATTGCGGGAAGCAAGGAGGCTGCGGAAGCCGAGAAGGATGTGGCGGACAGTTCAAAGGAAGCGTCTGCGGAGCTTAAGAAGATTGCGGCAGATGCTGCTGGTGCCGCAAAGGGCCTGTCGTACATTGGTGTCGCCGCCGGGGCCGCATTTACCGGAGTTGGCAAGTCTGTGAGTGCGTTGATGACTGGCCCGCTTGCGGTGGCTGGTGTCGCCACGGGTGCGTTCACGGGTCTGGTGAATGTCATCGGCAAGTTCGTGGGTGCATTGAATCCGGCGTTAATGGAGCAGCTACAGATGGCATTCGACGACCTGTTTGCGGTCGTTGGCAGGGCCCTCGTTCCGGTAATGGGTGCGGTGATCCCTATCGTGCGAACCTTTGCGGATGCGTTGGTGCCTGTAGTGGAGGGTATGAAACCGGCGATGGAAGCTCTTGCAAACACACTGATCACGATGGCGGTGCCGTTTATTCAACTCTTCGCCTCGGCCCTAAACGCCGTGACACCGTTCGTGACGCAGTTTGCCAACGCTGTAAGCTCTGCGGTTGGCCCGTTGATAGACCAGTTGCTCCCGGTCATCTCCTCACTTGTGCCAGTATACGGTGCGATCTTCGCAGGGCTGTCGCAATTACTTCCGGTGATCCTGAGCATCGTGGGGGAGCTGTTTGCGGCTGTGGCACCACTGGTGGAGATACTGGCTGCGGCCCTTGTGCCGATTATTAGTCTCGTTGCCTCAGCCCTAAAGTCGTTTGGTGAGGCACTCAAGACGTTGGTCGGCTGGATAGCATGGTTCACACGAAAGAGTGCGAACGCACTCCTCGGGGAAACCGGCCCCACGAGACTCAAACCGGTCGCCACTAATCCGGGTGCCTCTCTGGGTGCTGCCGCAAGACAGACGAACTTTACCTCATTTGAGGAGTTTGCCCGCTCATTGATTGTCGCATCGTTCGGTTCTGGAGCCGGGGATGCCGACGCCAAAACGGCGGAGAATACGCACAAGATCGTCGAACTGATGGAACGAGCCGAGGCCCGGGAGAACAACAAGTTTGCGGCTCTCCCGGTCGGCCGTGAGCTTGCGGGGGCAAGGTAATGGCGAACAAACTGTGGACTTCATTTCTGGAACGGATTGAGGGCATCGCTCCGGGTTCGGCCTCGTTCGATTCTAGCGGTGGCACCGCCCAAATGGATTTCGTAGTCGCACGAGACCAGATGCCCGGTATTGCCACGAACATCCTCGGCGCATCGGCTGTCAACCAGAACGGTGGACTGAACCGTTCCGTGCCGCTTGCGCACCCAGAGTTCAACTGGCTATACGCCACGAAGATTTCCACCGTGCAGGGAATTGGCCCGTACGGTATTGACGAGTCTGGTAAGGGGCCGCTTTCGGTCGCAGATAATATTGACCGTGCCTACCCGCAATACTTCTGCCTGTTTGAGAAGTATCGCATCTCAGTGCAGTTTGAGGCGAGACCATATCTTGTCCTCACGGACGAGCAGTTGGCAGGGTTCTCTGCCACCCGTCGTGACTATGTCGGCACCGACTTAATGAACACGACTCAATGGACAGATCCCGCCGAGTGGGGGCGTTTTGTCTCCGTGCGGAGGAAACCGAAGGCGGAACTACTGCCCAGCAACTACGGCTCCTTCTACATGATTTCTCCAGACCTCGGTGGCACAGGTTTCCAGCAAGTGAATCAAGCGACTGGTGCCGGGCCCCGCATTCCTATAGTGATGAACGAGGTGGAGATTAAATGGTATTTCGTGCCGTTCTACATGACACAGAACACAAACTGGAAGAAGACCTACGGCACGGTTCACAGCAACGGTGCGGAGGTGCAACCGTTCTACGACTTCTCCACGGGGTCGCTGTTGCTTCAAGGTATCGAGTACGAGGACTATGCCGGGCCTGAAGGTCGCCCGCACAACCTAAATGCGGCTATACCGGAGACGCTGCGGACGGCTATCTACGAGAACCGCTATTGCGACATCACCTTCAAGTGCCTTGAGTTTGAAATCCCCGGCATTCTCAAGGCCACGCTGCCGAACATCCCTGTGCCGCAATGGCCACCGCCCGGGCTCGTGACGGAAGGACACAACCGCGTGCCATCCGCAAAGCTGATGAAATGGTGCTATGCCAACGGGGCAAATAACTTTATCGACTGGAAGCCGATCTTCCTTTCCACGGACTACCGAAGGCTGTTCAGGATGAACTGACAATGAGTCTCCTGCGTGGTGGAAATATTCTGAGTGAGTGGTTCGTGGCGAAGATCACGGCGGTTGGCACCGCTAGTGCGCCACCCGATGATGGCGTGCCCCACGCATGGGTGATGCTGTATCCGAGCGACAATCTCTCCCGCATGGTGGACAACGAGTATGCCCCGAGAACCATCGGTACGCTGGAGGATTCCCCTGCGTTTGCGTTGGACGGTTCTCAGTCTACCGTCGGAACCGTGGTGATGATGCGAAGGCGTGGTGCGAGCCCTATCCACAACAACGCCATGGAATTCATCAAGACCGAAGGTGGTGGTGGTGGTGGCGGCGTGGACTCCGTGCAGTGTACTGGTGGTGAACTGGTGGTCGTGTACGCATGAGTGAGACACGCCAGAACTGTGCTGATGTCTACCCATCCGATCCGGGAAAGCCGTGGTACAACCAGTGCTGGGGATTTCGCCAGTTACCGGAGACTATCAACTTCGAGGTGGGTGGGTTCGGTGGTACGTTCTGTCCGCCAGCCGGTTCGTACTCAGGCGTGATGACCCGTATGGGGCCATGCAGTTTTGTGTACGAATGGCACAACAACGATTTCGGCATTGCGCTCTACATGAACGAGAACACGCCGCCACTATCTGACCACATCGACCAGAGTGGCACAGACCTCCTCAAGTGGCGGGTCGGCGGAACCATGTCTGAGACATCGAAAACCGCATACTGCGTTATGACAAACCCGCCGATGGGCAAGGTGCGTTTGGAGATTGCGGGAACGATTGCGAACGATGTCTGTTCCGGTAATTTCCGCATCTGGGTGGAGGAAACCTGAGATGGGGAAGGCCGGACACGCTTTACCGTTGATTGGCCAGTGCCTTGAGGTTCCCCGTGACCAGTCGGGTGCCATCCTCAAATGCACGCCGTTTCGGGAGTTTTGTATCCACACGACCATGAGCAACCCGTATGGGGGAGGCTCGGTAGACCTAAATAACATCGGCGGCATGTACTCGTGCGACAAGCGACATGCTGGTGCCGCAAACGGTACTGGCGTGCTTCCGGTGTTCTCTACGCCATCGGGATCGGTTCCTTACGGCAAGGTCTACGGGCGCACTGGTTCACCGATAACGCTGCCGGGGTTCTTCAAAGCGGACGATGTCTCTCCGTGGGAGAAACGACCCGTTTACCCTGAACGTCAGTGGTACGCACAAGGGCCAGCTATCACCTCTGCCCATTGCGCCATCGAGGTGCGGCGCAGACTGAAGGGCGTGGAGAATAACAGCTATGCCGGACGACAGGCGTGGAACATGACCGACTCCGATTGGCCCTTGAAACAGGGGGCCGATTGGATGGGGCCAATGCACCCAGCGAACTGCCTGTGGTCGAACAAGGAGATAGACGAGCCGCTTCTGGCGGGTGCGAACTTCGAGACATGTGGCGTGAAACCGCAGGTTCACTTCTGGTTCTGCTCACCGCTCCCGGCATACGGCAATGCGGCACACACGCAGCGTCTAGGCTCGTACATCGGTTTGTCCCTGTTGCATGTGGCCGGTTCAGGGTACATCCGCAAACCGTTGCGCCAATGCACGAAGTTCCCTTGTGAGGCAATCCCTCCATGTGGAGTAAACAGACCCGAGGATAAGGACAACTGTGTCGCCTCCGGGTTCCTCCCAGAGAACTATTTCGAGCCACCTAATCCGGTGACTGGCAAGCGGCCCGTGGTGAACCCGACATGGCAGTTCATGTTCGTGGAGACTTCGGTGTACATGGTCGGCGACACGCCGGAGCTTAATTCCCCACGCATCGGCTCGGTGCGTCACTGGTTCATCAACAGGCCATTCCAGCCGAACAACAATCCGTGCGACGAATACTTCTACACGCACTACTCGACAATGCAGGAGTACTGGAGGACACCAGTGACGATTGTCTCCAATGGTTCCCCGTCAACTATTGACTTCAACCTTTCAGGCTTTCAGGTTTACTGCACGCCATGAGTTACCCGGCAGTAAGAGTGGCACGGGATGTCTGCGGCGAGATCCCGTTGCAGATGCCCCCGAACCTTGACTGCTCGTTGTGCGGTCTGGGATGGCCACAGGCAAGCGGCGAGGTGATGTTCAACCTTTATCGTGGCGATGCCTGCTCCGGTTCGGAGACGGGTATCCTCGGTGACTACAGCTACTGGCTGAACGGTGCGAACCTCCCGGGGCGTTACCGTTTGCAATGTCGCAATCCCGGCCCGGATGCGGAACCGAATCCCAACGAGTGGATCGCAGGTGGAGACTTCTCGTGGGGCGGAACATGGCGACTGGACTGCTCGGTGACCGTGGTCACGAAGACCAGTGTCACGCTTACGGGCACGATTAAGTGGCTGAACCCGGCGACCATGAAGCTGGAGGTCTGGGCATCGTTCTCGAAGACGATGAACGAAGACAACCCGCAGGGAATCACAGATCCACGGCGACACCGCATCTTCAAATCCGGCAAGGTGGCCATTACGCCAAACGCCGCCAGTGGTGGCATCGGCGACCCGGTCACGCACATTTCGTTCGTGCTGGGCACCCGCCCCATGATCATCGGGTGCGGCACTGAACTGTGCAGCATGTGGGACGGGGCTCACTACTACACATGCTTCAGGGCGGAGGTAACGAGCGAAGCAAGTGGTGGCATCCCAGCACTCTCCCAGATGGGTAAATCACAGCAACCATGCGGAGGCCGGGACGACTACGGGCAGTTCCGTCCGTGGTGCAATTGCGACAGGATCACGCTGCGTGCGGACGGACAGCACAACGCAGTGGTGAACGAAGACCCGGCATTCATTGCCGAATACGGACATGTCGGCTCCCCTCCAGTTGATGCGGTGCAACAGGTTCAGGTCGGCGGTGGCCTACTGGTGAAGCGGTGGGGCTCAGGCCCGACTCGTGTGTGGACGCAGGATACCGCAGGCACATGGGTAGAGGGTACCGTCACGGTCTCAAAGGACTTCGGCCCGACCATATGGACGGTGACATTCGGTTCTCCGCAGTTTCGTGTGGCACGCCTGTTCTCGCTGGCCTTCCCGAATCCCGGCATATTGCCAGACGCTTGCGAGCCAGACCCCGCACCACCCGACCCGGAACCTTACCGATGGTACTGTGTGAACGGCACCTGCATTCAGGCCAATGTGCGACCACCCAACGCCACGGGTGGCCCGTACGGGAGTTACTTCGAGTGTGCTGGTAGCACATGTGCCCCGCCACCTCCAACGAAATGGTACTGCGTGAACAACGCCTGCGGTGAACACGCTGTGGCTCCCGTGGGATCAACGGGGCCATTCGATAGCCGTGAACTGTGCGAAGTATCCTGCCAGCCACCGCCACCGGACGCTTCATGGTGGTGCGTGGATGGTTCGTGCGTGCAGACCGACATTCACCCGCCCGGTTCGACAGGGCCATTCAGCACCGCTACGGTATGCCAATCGCAATGCGGTCTGCAACCGCAGGTCTATGTCTGCAATACCGTAACTGCGTCTTGCAGCGGCATAGACCGAAATGTGGCCGTTGCTGCGGGCATAACCTTCTACGAAAACTCTTCGGATTGTCAAACGAGCTGTATCGAAGTCGCGCCGGACAACCCGTTTCAGGGATACTACTGCGTACCGGAGAATAATGGGTCGTACGGGTGCATCTCGTGGGGCGGAACCAACGGGCCACCGAACAACGCCAGTGGCGGCAAGTACGACTCCCTTGAGGACTGTGTCGCCACCTGTGCCGAACCACCGCCATCCGGTCTGCCTTACTGGTGCGTTCAGTCCGCCGACATAGCCGTGAAGCAGTGCGCCCGTGCCGAAACTGCTCCTCCGGGAACCGTAAGTGGCCCGTACCCGACTCAGGTGCAATGCTTCGAAGCTTGCATGGTTGTGACAGATCCGGTTGAGCGTGGCGAGCGAAGCGAGCGGTCATACACGACAGTGGAGAACCGTCAGGACAGGTTCTGGCTCCCCTGTGTCCATCGTGGTGAGGAAATACCGGATAGTGGATTTACCTGAGCCACACGCAAGCCCTATGCCTGCAGTTTGCACGGCACCTGCTCTTTTTACGATCAGCCGCATACGAATATGGATTGCCACGATTGCGAGGATTACCGGCGTGTGATATAACATCGCAGCCGAATTGGAGGAAGATTGCCATGTCCGAAGACCGTATGATCAAAGACCTAGTCGCTGCCAGCGTGGTTACCACTGGCGACTTTGTACCCGTCCAATCCGCATCCGGCGTGGAGGCGATTAAGGCCACCGTTGGGCAAATTGTCTCCGCTGGTTTTCCGAAGGGGGCCGCAAACCAGATCCTTGCGATGAACCAAACGGGAACCGCCCCGGTCTGGGTGAACGGGAACCCGCCGTTCACGGCGGCAAACGCTGGTCAGTTTCTCGGGGTGAAACCAGACGGCACCGCTATGGAATGGCGGAATACATATTCGGAAGACACCATGGAGGGCTGGCCTTCGGTTGGTGCTGTGGTGGTGAATTCGAGGCCAATTGGAACGCTTTTGGGGTGGGAGAGCAAGCCTTCCATAACTTCCCTGACCATCAACGGATTGACGATTCTTCTCGGACTAGGCAGCAACACAATTGATTTACATCAATGGACTTCTCTAGAATCAATATCCATTCCACACCTGACAACTTCATACGGCACGATAAGGATCAGGGCGAGCAACACGGCCCTCAAAACGATTTCAATGCCACGCCTGAATCTGGTCAAAGGTGCGATCAATATCAGCAACCTTCCAGAACTGACCGCATTCGAAACGGCCTCAGGCACTGAGATGTCGTCGATCTATGTGGCTAATTGCCCGAAGCTTAGCACAGTACCACAGAACATATTTGCCAATGTCATCGACTTCAACGGCTGTGCAATTCCACAGACTGCGGTAGACAGTGTTCTCCGTTATCTCAAGCAAGAATTTGACGGCAAAAACAACGCCTTATCTATGTGGCGTGGAATACTCAACCTGTCCGGTGGCACGAACGCTGCACCATCCGCCAACGGCATCATCGATGCCCAGACTCTTATTGCCCGTGGTGCCACGATCACTTTGAACGGCACGGCCATTACAACGACAAAACGAACGACTGCTTTTGGCATACCTGACTACGACACGGTGTCGGACAAGGGCAAAACCCTTGCCGTTAAGGCGGATGGTACTGGTCTGGAATGGAGGGCATAGTGATGGAAGTTCGCACGAGCAAACCCGAGACAAGCTGGCGACTGGTGCATGGTGGCGGGGAGGTGATTCACCTCTTTGAATCATCCGGCATCACGCACACGATCAACCTGCTGGAGGAGTTTCCCACGAGGGAAGCGGCCCTCCAGAGGATTCAAGCGTTGGGACTGAAGTACACCGAACCCGTCGAGGAGAACGAAGATGCCGGTAAGTAGAGACAATGTCGTCGGACTGTTCTGGAACATACTGCGGCGACCGCCATCCGAGGCGGACATCTCCGCCCACACAAGGGCGGAATCCGCAGCCACGTTGGGCCGGGCATTCATCGAGTGCCACGAGTTCCTTGCTGGCATGGTGCGTGAGACCTTCCGCTGGTGGTTGAAGCGTGAGCCGGTCGAGTATGAACTTACGCAGTGGGTGAATAACTTCCAAAGGCTCGGTCAGGTGGAGGGCATGAAGCACCTGATCTGCTCCACAGAATCCCTACGCTACTGCGTTGACCCCCTTCAGGACGGGTCGATTGTGCCCAGCGACAAGTTCTGGAGCGGGACTGTGTTCGGCAACCAGCTGATCCGTTGGTGGAAAAACCGCGAGCCGAAGGAGCCGAAAGAAGGGCTGATGTACGCCCTGCGTGTGAACGTGGGCAACGGCGTCTTCCCGGGCTTCCAGATCTTCGACATGGTGGCGCAGGAGGACAGCAGTATCGACAACCGGGTGCGCCGCAATTACGAGGCTCTACTGGGTCGTGACATCACGCCAGCAGAATACATCCATTGGAGAGCCCCTGTTGCCAACGCAGTCTGGGTTCATCAGATTGCAAGCTCTCCAGAGGGTCTGGCGCACGGCTTGTCGCTATCACGGCAACGCAGCGTTGAGAACCTTCCTGTGTCGAATATTCCACCAGCGCCGGTGGCTCAAGCGGTTCCACCGCAAAACTTCTACACATACCCGGAGGCTTAAATGGCAGACGAAACGAAGTTGAGTGCCGAGCGTTGGCAGGTGATCATCGCCGCTATCGGCACTGTGGTCGCTACTCTGCTGGGCACCAGCACGATGACGACACCTCTGGGCCAACGACAGAACGAGATCGTCCACGAGGTTCGCTCTATTAGTGAGGACAATAAGCGGCTGAACGAGCGAACACTGGAGATCATCGAGTCACGCACCGAGATGTTTCGGCAGATTCAGCTGAGGCTGGATGCGTTGGAAAAGAAGGTGGCCCCGAAGTGATTGCGGCTATTCTATTGACTGTGTGCGGTGATGTGGTCGTAGTCCAGTCCGTTCGTGACGCTGGGCGTGACAGGTCTGGCGGCGTATCGTTCAGTTCGTCCGCCAGCTTTTTCACCGTCTCTAGTCCGGTTATTTTTGACACAGTCCGGCTGTTCGGCACCGGCACGGTGGACAATGTGACCATGCGTGTGCGGGACATCTTCAGCACAGACCTCAAGGTCTGGAGTCTGGGGAATATCAACCTTGCCGATGCCGGTTCCACATTCACGCTGGGCGGGTACACACTTGACCCGAACCAGAATTTCACCTTTCAGATCGACGGTACCACCCGCAATAGTTCCACCATCTATGGCGGATCTAATGCGTGGACTAATGTCCAGAATGCCAGCTTTGCTTTCGGCGAGTTATCGCCGGGCGTGTACGGCAACCAATCAAACACAGGGCAATTCAGCCCTCTGCAATACCAACTGGGCGCATCGGTTCCCGAGCCGGGAACTTTTATCATGGGAGCAATACTATGCTGTTTGGCCTTTGTTTATTGGCGTTTGGCCAACTGACCTTCCCCTCCGCCATCAAGGGCGAGCCGAACCAGTTCATCACGGTGCAGCCCTCCAGTTGCTTAGGTCTGGAGGTGCAGTACTACCCGCTGGACGGTATCACTGTCTTTCCGGGTGGACTACTCGTTGACCGGAAAATCACCGTGGTTCTGGCTCCACGGCCCGGATCGTACCGACTGTTGGCCTACACGAGCGTAGACAACAAACCCACGCCGCCAACGGTGGTAACCATCGAGGTCGGTGGTGGTGCCCCGTTGCCGGTTCCACCGAACCCGCCAGAACCGATGCCGCCACAGCCATCACCAGACATTACGGCTGACCAACTGTACATCGACCTGCAAAGCATTCTCGGAGGACTGTCGGAGCCGAACCAGAAGCAGCATCTCGCAAAGCTGGCTGGCGTGTTCGAGCGTGGTTCACGTCTGACTGGCGTGGCCACGGTGGGGCAACTGTACAACGA